GTCCTCGCCCCTCTTTCTCGTCACGCCAATGACCTTGGTTCGTAGAGAAACGCTCGCTCTTTAACTCTTCCTGGATTTTTAAACGCTCCTGGTTATACCAATTCATGACACTCTTCCAGTCAGAACTCAATCCGTTCTGCAACGCCTTCATCAGCGCCTTGTCCTCTGCCAGAACGGCCTTTATGTCTGTATCTGGTTTCAGGATATTCTTAAACTTATCCATCTGGTTACGGCGTGCCACAAGTTCGTTTACGTCCCATGTGCTATAGTCAGTCGACTCGGCAGACGGAGTTGATCCCCATATGTTCTTACCGGCGCCACCGCCGCTGCCACCTTTGCCTCCGCCTGGTACTCCTTTTGGTAAAAGAGCACGGAGCTTCTTTAACTCTTCTTCCGATACAAGATAGGCGTTAGCCGTTGCACGAGCCTGCTCGCTTATGCGGCTCGCGTTGTTCTTCAAAAAACTGCGAAGGTTCTCCTGTGACTGCAAGAACGCCCTAACCTCATCTGGATTATTCTTGTTTACATTAGAACGCCAACTTGGCAATGGGATGTCAATATCCGCAGTGGCATTCGCATTTCCTCTCCAGTTGTAATTTGGAGTGCGGAAGCCAGGCAATTTCACACCATTATCAGCTGCTGGTCGTGCCAACATGCCGGGGCCTTGTGCTTGCGTCTGTCTTCTCTGACCGAAATTCTTAACATCGTTCACCAGATTGTTAAGATTAGCATTGATGTCACCAGAGATGCTTCGCTGAACATTTCTGAGGTCGGAACGTGTGGCAGCGGTTGCTTTCTCTATATCTGCGGCCTGGTCCTTCGCCTCGTCCATGTATTCGAGCATATTCCTGCTTACGGACAATACGGATAGTCTGTTGAGCTTGCCGTCAATGACGAGGCGTTCCAACATGTTATTAATATCCGCTCTAAAAGATCTGTACCCTTCGACGGTGGACGTTCTGCCAAGGTTGTTATCCACGTATTTTTTTAGCATGTCTGTGACGGCGCCGACGTCGGTGCCACTCTTTGCTCCTTTTCTTACAGATTCTTCAAGGCTTCCGTAGGCTGCATTTATATCCTCACTATGCTTCTCGCGTACTTTATCCTCCTGGTCAAGTATTCGCTTCTCATATGCCTCTTCACGGATACGCTTGGCAATGAGCTCGTGAGCATTTGCGAGTTCGATAGCGGAAGATGTCTCGCTGAGCATAAAGCCCAGGTATCTGCCGTACTTCGAGTTGATTTCAGATATCAGGCGACTCCGCTCGTCTTGCGCTGCATTATCTTTTTTAAGCGATGAGAACAGTGCGTCCAAGGCATTCTTTTCTTTAGACAGCTCCTCATTGAAACGCCCGGTTTCTGCAGCCGCTTCCTTCGCCTCGTTATGCAAGTCTTTCAGGACAGAATATAGATACCACAATGCCGTTGCTACAGCGGTTATAATGTTTGCCTTCATGGCTGCATCAAGTCCTTTCCAAGCATTTTTAAGACCGTCAACGCTGGTGACAGCAGCCTTTAGTCCGCCAATAAAACTGCCAGTGGCTGCATTGGCTTTGGCGAAATTCTCACGGATGCTACGTACAAAAGAAACTGTCTTCATTATGCCATTGCCGATAGCTTCAGACCATTTTGTCTTCAGAAGTCCGATGTAAACGCTGATATATCTAAGACCTTTTGAAAGAGGCCCGTCGCCTGTTATCAGATTAACCACGGTGCGGAGCTTGTCGATGATGTCACCGAAGAATCTTTGGGACGCGTCTCCAACAAGAAATTCCTCCATCTGGTTTTTGAGTCGTTCCCATTTGGCAGCGGTGGTCTCGTTCATCTTGTTATACTCACTCTGTATGGCCGTGTTCTCACGATAGGCTTCGCCGGCGGTTTTAAGTTGACTGCGCAATGTGTCCACGTTTTGTGATAAGCCGGCGAAAACGATGCCTGCACGAGCACCCTGCTGGTTTAGTTCTTTCATGATTTCCTTCATGTTTCCCATGCCCAACAGACTCTCTATGCTGTCCTCATCCATGCCAGCATCCTTGATATGCTGGAATATCATAAGGATAGCTTCCATACCGCGACCTGTTTCAAACAGGTTGCGAAGTGTATCAGGTGTTACTCCGATGGCCTTGGCTATATCAAAGGCGTTATTCTTGATAGCAGGTATCATTCGTGACAGAGCTGTGGCAGACATCTCCACGCGCATACCGAGTGCATCAACAGTAGCACCGAGTGCGGCGATCTGGTCGATGCTGATTCCGCTTTGAGCACCAACAGCACCAACACGTTTTACAAAGTCGGTGATGGCTGGTGCGGTAGCGGCACTTGTTGCACGCAGACGGTCAATGGTAGAACCAACCTTCTCCATAGCAACTGCGGTGGCACTTGAACCATCTATGAGACCCTGTTCCATCTGCTGACGTATCTTGTCAATCTCGCCAGTAGCAAGCGCAACTTTCAGCATCTGTGTAGCACCCTCTTTACCCATTTCAGGCAGAGCAACCATCAGTTTGTTTGCTGCAATAGTAAAGCCTTCGACATCCTCCTGTGTCTTCAAACCAAGCTGACCGGCAGCAACACTTAAATCAAGCAGCCCCGTAATGGTGGTTCTTGTATCAATCTCCTTCAGTCTATCAGAGAGACGACCTGCCTCGTCAGCTGTAAATCCGGTGGTCTTTCTGACCTCACCTAACTTGTCGGAGAGCTCGAGCACGTCACCAATGGTTTCTGTAACCTTTTGTATGGCCATAGCAGCACCGACGTATAGGGTTATATAGGTCTTTAGTCGGCTCCAGGCCTTTTCAAAAGCAGTCGCGGCACCTCTGCTGCTGCCTGCAAGCTGTTTCATCTGAAAATCGGCTTCTTTGACCTTCTTGGCGAGTTCGTCAAATTCCTTCTTGTCTTTCTCGGTCTCGGTTCTCATGGATGCTAATGCCTTACGCCCCTGATCAACGGCTTGTTTAAGCTCGTTATAGGACTTGCCCTTAGGAGCGTCGAGAACGGCTTTAATTTCTGATGACAGCTCACCCATCTTGGCGAGTTCAAGGTCAACCTTGTTTATGGCTGCCTGCAGTTGGTTAAATCGGTCAGAGCCACGCTCTACGGTTGCTATTTCCTCGGTGAGTGCCTTTTTCGCCTGCTGTAATTGAACAGTTGTTGCAGCAAAGCCTCTGGTGCCTATCTGTGCGGCAAGTGACTCTGCGTCTGCGAGGGCCATAGTCTGGCTTGCGGTCTTCTGCGCTGTGCTGCCGAGCTTAGCCAGTAAGCCGTCAATCTCCTGTATAAGAGCCTCATTATCACGACGTGGGAGTATGTCGCGGAATTTCTTCAGGGCGTCTGCCTGTTCCTTTAGTTGGTTTACACTGGCGTTACTGGTATCGCCACGGAAGAAGTTAAGGGACGCCTGTCCTTTGCCTTCTACCATAGCTGCTTGCAGATTTCTTACCTGTTCAAGCATGTCCTTGTATGCTGCCAGGCTGCCTTTAGCAGTCTTCGGGTCATTAATCAAATGCTGCCAATACTGCTCCTGCTGTTTCAGCATCTCGGGCGTTAGATTCTTTGTGTCCGCCAACTGTTTCTTCATCGCAAGATCCGTCTCTCTGCGTTCTTTTGCGACCTTCTTTAAGGCATCTGCTTCACGCTGTGCTGTACGGGCTGCTTCTGTGCCGTACTGCTTGAGGTGCGCTTCGGCAGCCGCGATTTCACGACCGAGGTTCTTCGCTTCTGTGCTACCGGTCTTATAGGTCTTTATTAACTGATTACCTGCTTCGATAGCCTTGCGTATCTGCTCCTCGCTATAGTTATTGAGGTTCCCGCCGAGGATTCCGACGTTTTGTTTGGCTTGTATCTCTGTTCGTCGTTGCTCCTCAGCAGTAACCTCTTTTAGTTTCTTCTCGTAAACGCCCAGCTCAGCACTGCCATGCTCCGCGCCAGCGACCATAGCTTCCCAGTATTTCTTTACCTCCAGCAATCCTGATGCAGAGAGCGTATTAAGGTTCTGCATCTGCTTAGATACTTTGTTGGCAGCGTCAGTCTGTGCTAACTGATTCAGGTATTCCTTGCCCTGTTTTAGCGCATTGTTGTATCTGTGCCAATGGGGTGTTCCTTGTGCCACACTGTCGCGCAGGCGCTCCATCTCCTGCACGGCCTGGCGTACTTCGGAAATGCCAAATTTGCTTGGGTCTCCCAATATCTCGTTCAAACCTCCGAACTTACGTGTGCGTTCCTGTCCTTCTATCCTCTTCAGCGCGGCTGCAGCCTTGTTGAAGGCGGCTGTGCCTTTTTCGGCACCGTCCATCTGCGCCTGCCAGTATTTCTTACTTTCAGCCAATGCATCGGCAGACAGCGTAGTGAGAGAACGCAGACGTTTGTTCATTGTTAGTTGCAACTGTTTTTCTGCTTCCTCCTGCGTCTTAATCTGTTGGGCCTCTTTTGCGGCCATGCGCGCTGCTTCCACTCCGTAGTTTTTTAAGTGGTTCTCGGCTGCAACGATCTGCTGCGCCAGGGCCTCTGCCTTTGGACTGGCTGTCTCGTAGGTGGATAATAGTTCCTTGGCAGCGTTGATAGCCTTGCGGATGTCCTCCTCTGAGTAGTTCCCGAGATTGCCAGAGGCGAGCAACTTCGATCTCTGCTCCAACTCTCTCGTTAGCGACGTGGCCTTAAAGCCCTCCATCTGCTTCAACTGAGCATTATAGTCTTGCCATTCTTTAGTTCCCTTTGGTATCATGGTAAGAATCTCCTGCAGTCCTTTAATCTCCTTGTTGAGAACGGCTTCGGCTACAGTACCACCTTGCTGTAGAGTCTCGATGACTTTAGCGGTATCCCTGTCAAGGCGATTCAACTGCTTGCGGCTCTCCTCGATAACCTGATTGAGTTCGCGCTGCTGCTGCAAATCTTCCGGGTCTGTTTCCCGCACACTACGTTTACGTGCTTCGGCTGCGTTGATGGCTCCCTTTAGTTCAGCGCGGCTACTCTTTTCGATCTCACCCATACGGATGTTGTTAACGACCGTCTCGAGAGAAGTGGCACCCTTGATAAGCTCACGGATTGCCTTCTCAAAACTTCTGGCATCTTTGGTCGCATTGTTGAGTTTGGTAGACACGTCAAACTCTATACCGTTAGAGTCCTTCATTGTCTTTATGCCACGGTCGATGGCGTCCTGCATCTCCTTCATCACGCGGCGTGCTTCTTCGGCATTCGACTTTAGGGAGTCCAAAGCCGCGTTAGCACCTTTCGCATCGGCGCGGAACTGAATGGTTGCTAAAGCTATCTTGTTGCTCATATCGTAAAATGTTTAATTCGTTACTTACGTGCCATCATCAGGCGATTAATTTCCTCTGCGTTTTCTCTGTTGGCGCCGGCAGCGTAAACCAAGAATCCAAGTCCCATAAACGACAGGTGGTCCACTACCAGACGTTCAAATTTGCGAGCTTGTTTACGCATCTCAGCAGTGGAGTGCGGCTTTGCTCTTCTCTTACGCCCTTTAACGGGGATAGGCCGCCATGCACGCTGCGTGATAGGGTCGATAGGGGTATAGGGGTTATTCTTGCCTACGGCGAGTTCTACAAATTGACCGTACTTCATGTAAGTCTCCTGAAAAACCTCCGCGTCGCCTCCGCTCTCCGCCCATGCTTTCCATCCGATACTTCGAAGTAACTTGCCGGATTTAATTGCAGAAAGACGTCTGATGTTTTTCAAAGAGTCCTCCTTACCGAACTTGATGAAATTGCGTATATATTGCATGACGCGTTCGTCGCGCCAGTCAAACTTTGGTGCAAGTATATTGTCACCATAAGGATCTTTTTGTCTCCAAATCTCTTCTGCCATAATATCGTCAGGTTGTTACGTAATATCGTTGACTGAGTCGGGAATATCTTTTGTCTGTTGTACCTTGACAGTCGCCAGACAGTGTCCCCATCGTGATTTTAGTGCGCCGCCCTCGCGTTCTGCGCAGTCCCGGAACTGGAACAACCCGCGCTCTATCTCGGCCAACTGTTCATAACTTGGGCACTGTTGTAGTTCTTCTTCTATATAGGCCATGTATCGCATGCAATTACGCGCCTCTGTAGCGTGTGCCTCACGCATCTTTGCGCCCAGTTGCTTATAATACGCTGGCGAAGGTGTGGTGTCGACTGTCTTTTCTTTTGCAGATTTAGCCCTACGTTTTGATTTAGGCTCGATCATATGTTCCAGCAGGGCCTGGGCTGCCAGCTCCGCGCTATCAGGCTTTGGTGTCATCTTGATGCTCACGCCGTCGATGCGCATCGTGCGCACAGGCGCTTTCATCACCTTTCTGCGGAAGAAATTGTTAAATAGTCGCATATCGTTTCTTTTTTCACAAAGATACGTAGTATCTGCTGCCTTATCAAGGGCATAAAAAAGACGCAGATAACTTCACAGCCACCTGCGTCGAAAGTGTCTAATTACCATTTTTAAGTCCTATGCTTTCTTACCGGCTATCGTCTCTACGATGCCTGTCTTTGAATTGTCAAGTGTTGTAAGCGTCTGCTGACCGATCATGAAGACAGCATGCTCGTCCCACTCGTTAAAGCGGCATACAGCCTTGTTAAGCCATTCCAAGTACAGACGCTGTTTCACGTTCAGCTGCTGTTGCTTCAGCAGATGCATCTCACGGAGGGCTGTTCCGCCATTGCTTGCAGCTGCCATAGGCACACCTACAAGGCGTGGGTCAACCTGTAATGCCAGGAAGATAGGCGATGTGCTCAATTCCAGCTCCTCCTTGCCGGCCTTCACAACGTCCTGAACGGCGTCGGCAATATCCACAATCTTTACGTTGTAGTGTTCTTCGCCTTTCTGATCGGTCCACATCCACTGGCGCATCATCTTTCCCTGGTTCTCGCGGTGCTGTAGGAAATTCTCCATTTGGGATTCAAGTTCATCTATGAACTGTTCCTGCTTCTCCTCGTTACCGGCGTAACCATTTTGTGCGAATATCTGCTCGAGGTAGTCAAGACTGATATACAGGATACGGCCCCATGAGGTGCGGTTCTCGCGCTGCTTAGCCTTGTCATAGAGAATAGTGCTCGAGAAGTCGTAGGCCTTTGATGTGAATACGCTCCACCACGCTGGCTGCGGGTAGTATGGTTTATTACCGCTCGGATAGAATGTCGGGCATACAATCCATGTGGGACGATCCTTGATACGCTTCCGCTGGTTGCTCTCTACAATATATCGCATATCACTGAGAAGGTGCTGCGGCATGGCGGCGGGATACATCACGATGTTTTCGTTTGAACCGGCTTCAGTCACTCTGCCAGCACCTAAAGTGCGCCATGAATCACTGTAATAGCAGTGATTGATATGACGGTACTCGTTGTATTTCTCGAGGCGTGTAGAGTGGCATTGCAGAGACGAGATAGATACCACCTTAGGTTTTCCCCAACGGCCACTACGGCCACGCTGCAAGCCTACGGTCGGGAAATATATATCCATCATCACGTCGTCCTGCTCGCATTGTGACATATGGAGACTCAGGTTGTTTTCCTCAAGGAATCGCTTTGCGCCAGGGTCGCTAACAACGATGCCGTCTTTGTCGGTGTCTTCATAGCCGTACCAAGTCCGCTGCCAGTTTGATAATGCTTCACGGGCATCTTTAAGCTCCTCGCTCTCCTGCGACTGGTCGCTTTCGCCGGTCATCCTTGCTATAAAGTCTTCTTCTCTGTTTTTATGCTCCTTTTCGAGCTCGCGGACCTTTGCTTTCAGGATTTCGCCGGCATATTTAAATTCCACAAATTTGTCATCGGAAAATTGGTACATCAGCTTCGGCCCGAGACCGGCTGTCAGGTCTGCGATATAACGCAGTGGTGCGCCCGTGTACGGTGACGCCTGTGCAAGTGCGGGTATGACACATGGCGCGCAGTTGCCAGGCCCCCATTTCACATAGCCAAGCCCCATCGGATTGCCGTCCTTGTCGGCCACTTTCGTAACAGCGTTCCCGTCTGTCTCGTCAAAACTCCATGCAACGTTAGCCAGGGGGCCATTGCTCCATGCACCACGGCTAATGCATGCCGCCAGATCGGAAGACTTGTTCAGCGACGGATCTTGCTCACCAAGTGCGATAGTACGTGCAAGACCAGGTTTGAGAGTTTTTATCGCAGCATAGCCGTTAGACACTAATGATTCGTGCAGGCGCCGGAACTCGTCGCGCGTCGCAGGTCGGCTTATCAGTGACTGCTGATTATTTTTTTTCTTGTTTCCCATAAGAATAAACGTTTATTTCTATGGCAAAGATACGTAGTATCAGCATTGCCATCAAGGGCAGCTATAAAAATACGGCCAACTTCGCAGCTGGCCGTATATGTGCTTTAAAAATGCTTCACAGCAACTTTAAAACGGTAACATAAAAACTAACCTAAATATTTTATCAACCACATAAACAGAAATTTACGAGTTACCTTGAAAAAAACTTAATAGTAGAATGTGTGTATATATAATGAAAAATCATCTCTCAATCCTTTTCAGGGCGGTGGCGTAATAGTCGCTATTCAACTCAAAGCCGATATAATGGCATCCTTCCTCGATAGCTGCTACAGCCGTAGTCCCGGTGCCTATGAATGGGTCTAAAATCACCCCCCCCCACTGGGCAGCTGTTTACAACCATATTACGGATGATGTTCAGCGGCTTTACGGTAGGATGGCCGTATTTCTTCTTGTCCTCGGCGTTCACGCTCTGTACCCACCATTTGCGTTTGGTTTCGTATGTGCCATAAACACGCGCACCTTTTCCACGCATGAAAATAATATATTCCGTGTCGGACAGGTACTTATTGCAACACGTTGGTACAGGGTTAGTCTTGTGCCACGTCAGTATATCAAAGTTCAACTTGTGCTTGATGGCATAGTCCAATAACATCGGCATCTGATCTTTCGAGCAGAATATATACATGTTCGGAATCTTGCACACTCGACACATCTCGTCGAGCACATCAGTTTGGAACCCTGCCGACATCGTTGTCAGCTCTGCGTGGTATTCCCTCCCCTTGTTTCCGTCGTCTGTCTTTGAACCGAACGCTCCGCCGCCTTTTGTACTCTTGAAGTCATACGGCGGATCGGTGATTACTACATCGACTGTGCCAGAGGGGATTTGTCTCATCCCCTCCAGACAGTCGCAGTTGTAGATGACATCGAGCACCACTTCTACTCAGCCTCTTTCTTTTCTGCCGCTGGCTTGACGAACAGATTGCAAATCTGAACGATGGCGCCGGCAGCGATACTGATAGCCGAGTTGATCTCAGTGGCGTTAGCGAACTCTTCGTAAGTGACGTAAGCCAATGCAGCAGTGGAAACTGCTGTAACAAGTCCGCTGATTAATGCAAACATTTTCTTGCTCATAATCTAAAGAAATTAAGTTTTATAATGGAGAAAAGAACTCTCTTATTAGAGCTTATTGCTTATTCTTTCTCATGTCGTCACGCATGCGTCCGATGGCATAGTATCGGGCCATATCGCCAAGAAGTTTTGCTATCTTGCGGATAACGGCAGGCTGTGTACTCTGCTTATTCCAAACGAGGTCGTACTCCGACCAGATCTTTTCAGGGTCGTTGTACCCGAAGCGACGTCCGAACTCTTCGTAGTCGTTCTTACTGTTATAGCGGCTCCCGTACTTGATGCGGGCTTTATTCATCTTCTCTTGAATCTCAGATGATGCACGCTTAATGCCTTCAATAAGATACTCATGCGGTATCTCTACCATCTCACCCTCAGGGTTCTGTGGTATTTGTTCCTCCGTTTTATTTGCCATAATGCTATTATATTGAAATCACAACACAAAGATACAACCAACATCCCTTTCTATCAAGGGCATGCTCCAGGCCGGCATATAAAGCTACCGTCTTAGCACCAGATGGGAGAAGCGACCGCGCAGACCGCCGCCAAGTTTTGGCTTACCTGTAACGCCGTGATACTTCACGCCTATCACCAGGTCGTCGAACGCGTCGGTGATGTCTGTACGGATACGTGGGTCGCCACCAAGTGATTCTTCGTCCGTAGCCTTTAACTTCTCCCGGCTCTTATCTTTCTTGAATCCAGACGTCACGCCAGCCTGCTCCAAAGCCGGTATCAGGTAGGTGTTACGGCCTGGGTCTGTGCAAATCCTGATTTTTGGTGACTGCGCTCCAGACATCAAGTCGGCCATCAGTTGGAACTTGACGGAATGAACGAGAGCGGCACCCATATCAACAGCGGTTACGATGAAACCAAGGTCTGATAACTCCTGCACAACAACACGGTCGAAACGGTTGTCGTCTCCATTCTCAACTGCGTAGGCCGTAGCTGCACCCTGCTTTACAGTGGCTGTAAAATACAGTACAACCTCTTTGCATCCGCGCCGCAGGAATGGTTTGTAGATTCTTGCGAAGTCGCGGCATAAGGCTCGTAGCTTACGCTCGTTCATGGCGAATATTGAGCGTTGTATCAACACCTCGTCTCCCCTGGTCTGGCCGATGACAAAGCACGACAGATTGGCATTGGCATCGAAGGCTATAAGCAGCGGGCTATGCCAGTCCAGGTCCATGTCGCACTCACAGGTGTCCTCTTCGCCGATACGCCCAAGTTCATCTATGTCAAGCTGTTCGGTCTCGATATCCTGAGGCCATCGTGTAGAGTCGAGCACCCGCCCCTTTTTCTTAACCGTAAACTTGTCTGCAAGCATCGAATAGCTGTCTCCGTACTCGGTGCTATACTGCTCCTCTGTATATCCATGAACGGATTCTATATCCAGGTTGCAGTAGAAGCCGTCTTTCGCAGCACCTTTCTCGGCACCGAGTACCATCAACGAAAAGAGAAGCGGCGGCATCTGACGCTGCATATCGCGCAGCCAGGATTCTCCGAGCATGGAAAGGTTGTTGATACTGCTCAGGTTCCAGAAGCAGATGCTATCCTTTCTGAGAAGATGCAGCTCCTTCAGGAAGTTGTCGTTTTGTGCAAGCATGGCGGCTGCTCGTGGGTTGTTGCGCTCCAGGTACTTCAATTCAGCCATCATGTTTGCCAGCTTGTCGTTGATTTCTGTGGTCTCAAAATCCCTTTCTTTCTCCCATAAGCACTGAGCCTGCGTAAGGCCTGCGTCGCTTACCCAGAGCTGACTAAGCCAATGGTTGTTGCGATTAGGGTCGATGCCTCTTCCCCAGGCTTTCTTCTCTGTCTTTCTGGCCGACGGTGGCATGAAGTCGCCACGCAGTGTTGGCAGAACCTCCTCCTTGACGCGCTGCCAGGGGAGGTATTTGGTCTCGTCACCGATGAGAGCCGCGAGGTTTAGTCCATTGGCACTACCCCTCACACACATGGATAGCATCTGCCAGCAGAACCCGTTTGAAAAGTGTACAATATTCTCCCAGTTTCGCGGTTTGGCCAACGGATAGTCCCAATGCAGTTTGGCAGGCGCCTGGCCGAGGAAATAGAAATTCTCAAAGCCGAGAGCGTTTACAACCTTCAGCGCGTTAGGCATGGTGCGCGTGTATAACTGCTTGGCACTGGCACCGACGAATCCGCCCATCTGGCGGGGTAGCCCGATGGTTACGTCAACCATGTGTATGCCGATATACGAGGTCTTACCTGTACCACGGCCAGCACGAACGTAGGTGATACGTGAGCCGAAGTTACGCACCGCTTTCTGCCAGCGATTCAGGTAAACCTTATGCACACCGTCGTTGGCGTAGTCAACAGCGGTTTTCCCTTCGGACTCAGGATCTGCATCTTCTACGTATGGCAGCATCCGCGCCTCCAGAGTATCACTGCTTACATTAGGATTGTTGCCTATTCTACTCATACTGTTGCTCGTCGCTCATTTCTCTCTCCATCTGTCTTGCCTGGCTCCGCGCCTCCATAGTGGCCACCTTTTCTTCGATGGCCTTCTGCTTGTTGTCGACGGTCGCGCCATACTTGGCGATGATGCGTTTTGTCTCTTCATCGTCGATATTTTCCTTCGTGTCGTCGACCTCACGGATGTCCGTGACAACCACCGATGGAAGGAAAGCAACCTTGCTCATATCGGCCTTCTCGCTCTCTGGTTGATCCAGACGGTCCAACTTCATCAGGAGTTTTGCACCGGCTTCCATATCATGGCCGTTATCAGTCTCGGCACCCATCTGCATCAGACGGTCGGCGGTTACGCGCACCTTCTGCTCGCTTACCTTACGGCTGCTGGGAGCTACATGTTCTATCACGAAGTCAAACAGCAGTTTGTCTCGCCTGGCTACATGCCAGTCGGATGACTTGTCGCAATACTTACCCTTTGACATCGCTTTGAATAGGGCAAATGGGTCAAGAAAAGGGTTCTTCAGATACTGCCAGTACACATGCTCGACGCGCACAAGACGGTCCTTGTTCTCTGGCCTTAGGTCGAGATCCGAAACCGGCACGCCCTGCTCGAAATGCAACAGGGCGCCGCTCATCAGCTGCTGCGGTAATACACTTGGTTCTGCCATATGCTATACGTTTCTATAAGCCAGTTTTGCGTCAAAGCATGGGCATTGCTTGATCCATTCCGATGGTTCAATGCTGCCGTTGCCGTTCTTATCGGGACTCAGGTCGCGATGCCCCAGGATTTTTGCGTCTGGGTACAAGCGACGTAAGTCCATTAATAGACTCAGTAGTGTAGCCTTCTGGCTATCGGTACGGGTGTCCTTTGGTTCCAGATTAGCATAGTTCTTATTCGGGGCGTTCTCCAGTCCTCCTACATATACTACGCCTATAGAGTGAGCATTATACCCACTCGCATGCGCACCGGCTATATCCACGTCACGCCCCAGATGCACGTTGCCTTTCAAGTCAACCACGTAGTGGTAGCCAATATCGCTCCATCCCTGAGCCTTATGCGCCTTTCGGATCTGGTCGACAGTCATGTCTAATCCCTCACGTGTGGCAGTACAATGAACAACTATCAGGTCTATACGGCGCTTCGATTTTTTAAGCGTCACTTGTTGATGCTGAATAATCTCGACCTCGCTTGGTGTCATGGACTGCACGACGGCAGACAATCCCATAGCGGCCAACGTCTTCGCACCAACGATGCCGTCAGGGGTAAGCCCGTGCGCCTTTTGCCATTTCTTCACACATTCGGTGGTGACGGATCCCCATAAGCCGTCGGCGGCGCAGCCGACTATCTTTTGGATTCTCTTCACCATCATTCCGTTGTCTCCTTGTTTGTATGTCATAACGCTTGAATTTTAAATGATAAATACAAATATTTAACTCTCGACTAACTCGCCGTCGCTCCATCCGTCATCAACGATGGAGTCCTCGCGTTCTCGTAGGAACATTACACGGCATCCTGCAAACTGATGCCACCGGAATCCAGCCCGTAGCAGTAGCGACTCGGCCAGTGGCCATGGATCGCCAGCCTCGATGGTGGAACGCAGCCCCATCATGTCGCGCAGTTGACGTTGATCCATTATCTCGCAGCCTGCAGTGAATTGTGGAAGCGACAACCATCGCTGAGCAAATGCATCGACGGCCTTTTGCGTATTATCCTTCAGCGCGTCAATATCGGTGCAATGTATCTCGTTTCCTTGATCTTTCCCTTTCCCCATAGTCTTAATAGGAATCGTCTGTTTCATCATACAAATCTTTGTCGACGCAGAGGTTCAGAGGCTCTTCGCGTTCGAACTGAACCAATACACCAAACCAGCCGTTTTCCTGTGGACCGACAGTTACGATGTCTATTATAGCATTGTCGATGTCTATGCGGCCAAAGTCCCCGTCTCGCCTTCCCTCATCTATTTCCTTGTCATGCTCGGCTTTCAGCCAGGTCAGAAAGTTGCGGCAGTGATACCATGCTTCCTCTTTCGCTTCTGCCGCGCAGTCTCCGTCAGCCATGTCACGTGCCCTTACGAAGAAATAGATAGGGTAGCAGCGCGAGATACGTGTAATCGGGCCGCTACCCTCAATAGTGCTCTCCATTACTACGCAAGGCGAAAAAGCATTGCTGAGATTCTTTACCATCTCCACTAATCCGGCTGTAGAGTCAGTCAGGTAGAAGCGCCGGTTATTGTTCTCCTCATCGTCGCGCATGTATTTGTATATCTTGCACCAGTGGCGCACAATCGAATGAAATGTCATAACACGTAAATATTTGGTAACATAAATATTATTTATTTCGCCAGCTCAATCCCGTAGTGCTTTGCAGCTTCCAGGATTTTCTTGTCATCGAAGGCCTTAGGACCCTCCAAAGCCAGGAACTCATCAAAGGCGGTTAACCATTTCTTGATGTATTTCTCTCTGGTAGAGCCGTTGCCACGTCGCTTATCAACAAGCATCTTTCGGAGATCGCGCCGCTTTGCCTTCTGCTCGCTTGTTAATTCCTTGGTTACGGGGCGCTTAGGGTCAATCGCCTGTGCACCATTGTTTGGAACGACTCTTGCGTTGCCAAGGTCGTCAACCACAACCCTACCCGCTTTTACCAGCTTATCCCACTCGACATCCAGTTCATCATATATCTTACGGACTTTGGTGTCGATAGAGACGGCCTTCTTAGCCAATACCTCCCGATCGGCGGGGCTTGCCTGTTTGTCATCCATCAATAGGCGCAGCTTCTCTCTGGTGCTATCCAGCTCGCACAACAGGTCTTTGACCTTTGCCGCGTGCTCTTGTGTTTTCGTGGGAAGTAGATGAACATACTGGTCGATATGCTTTGGACGAACCGGTGTGATGTTCGCGTTCTGCTCGACCGTTCCGTCCGTTATGGGCTGTGTGATCCCTGTAGGCTCCATCGGAATAGTGGCAGTAGGAGTCGTGGCGGTCGGATGGTCAGCTACCTTGTGGGGATTCTCTGGAGTCTGTTGGTGAACTTTCGCTGCTTCAGGCTTTTTACTTACTGTCCGGTTTGACTCCCAGATGCCCTCCAAAATTTGCTTCATGCGCCGTATCACACGTTTTGACGTCTTCGCATAAAGCATATCAGGTAGCCACGTGTCCTGGCTATTTACCACGGCAGAAAGTAACTGAGCTCCTTCCTCAAACATACGACACTCCGAATCGTTCAACATTGTGCTTAACTGCATGATGTCTTGTATCTGCGCGTCTGGGTGATTGATAAACCCAAACAGACGTTTCGAGGATGGATGCCTTAACCACTCCCCTACCCTCTTGACATACGCGTTGCGTTCATCGCCAGTCATGTTGTCGAGACGCCTTAGATAGTCGCTTTTTGTAATTTTCTTAATCATAATATCTTCCTCCGTATTTTATTTACTACAACACAAAGATACAACCAACGTACATGTATATCAAGGGCAGGCGCTTTTTCAAGGAGTAATACATGATACTGTAAAAGACTAATAAATAAGAGAATATGATTTCGAGCTAAAGACAGACTTCATTCCGGCGTTGTTGGTATTTATGTATTACTGCAATATTGCATTATTGCAATAGTTTAATATTTTTTAACTGCAATATTGCAATAGTATTCAAAAAGTTTTCTTATCTTTGCCGGCAGTTACAACGATTTAATTTCTTTATTTATGGCAAAACAACGTAAAACACAGTTGCGTGCTGTTATTGGCATCGGCAACTACAAAGGTGGCGTAGGCAAAACGACTACGACCCTAAATCTGGCAATGGCATTGCATCTGCAAGGCTATCGTGTAATGGTGATAGACATGGACCGACAGGCTAATCTGTCAAGTTGTACGGGCTGGGATCCTGACTTGGAGTTACAGCACTACCCTACTATCTATCATGTGCTATGTGAAGATGCTCCTATCCCCGTGTACAAGAGCGATTCTGGATTGTACTATTGTCCGTCCACCTCGATTATGAACAAGGTTGACCAGCAGCTGCCGACTATGCGTAATCCAGCCATGAAGCTGACACGTGCGCTACAGAAGGCGCCAGACGATCGTACTGGCGAAGGACTGACAGACTGGACCACTGATTTTGACTATATTCTGATAGACTCACCAGTAGGCCCTCAGGTTCTGATAGACAATATTCTTATAGCCGTTAATGCAGTGCTGATCCCTGTGAACCTGGAGGGCTTTGCACTAAACGGTCTCCAGAACTATCTGGCATACATACAGGAGATACGCGAGACTGAGAACGACGAACTGTACAATCTGGGTTTCCTGATATCGCGTCGTAAGGCGTATATCAAAGGTCAACGCGATGCAGAGGCTCAGTTAAAGGAACGCTACGGAAAGGACATACTGCCCGTTAGTATATCCGAACGAGAGGCAGTGAGCAAGAGCCAACGTGAATTTACGACCATCTATGACATGCGCAACGCCGATGTTCCACGTGAGGAGTTTACGATGCTCGCAAATGAGATTATAAAGCGTACTAAAGCACTATTGCAATAAGGCAATAATGCAATAAGTTAGTAACAATAAATTGCAGGCGCATGTTATAGCATTACTGCAATACTGCAATAACACTGTAAGACAATAATGCAAAATTGCAATCGTGAATTACATTTCTTTATTAATACTGCAATAATGCAATAGCGCAATAATTTAATAATACAATAATTCAATATAACTATGAGTGCATTCAGTAAGAACAGACAAGACAAGCCGAATCAAATACTCGGCGAGTCGCCACAAGAGATACTACGTCGCCGCCGTGACCTGGTGAGTAGAGTAGAGAACGGGAATGTAGAATCAAAGAACGAACCTGTAGGTTTGGCTGCAGAAAAAGCTATCGGTTCGCTTTGTTATCTGCCAAAGTCGATTCATCGGTTAGCATCGCGTTATGCCGAGGATCACGACCTCACAGCGAAGAGATTCTTCTTTGAGACTATGTTGCTTGGTTTGGAAGAACAAGGAGTTATTACGCCGGAGCAACGTCAAGAAGCGTTGTCAGTGCCAAACGAATATGGCTGGAAGGGTAGGAAACAATAATGCTATCGTGCCGTAGTGCAATCATGCAGTATATCATTATTGCAATATTGCGCTACGGCATTAACGCAATAATTCAATAATGTAATATTTCAATAACTCAATAAAGCAATATAACTATGAAGACAAGACGTGCAAGCGTTATAATGGGCCTGATAATGACAATGTTTGCGAGCCTGATAACGGTAAGCTGTAGTGGCGATGCTACTATCGAAAACAGCAAGAGGCCCCAGGAAGAGCAGCTATATGGTACATGGCGTCGCGAGGAGCCTGCCACCCCCAATAAGGAGGCGTACTGGGAGGAATACTACTTTAGCAACTCCATGAACTGCACGTATACCAATTCGAATGGTACCAAGGGAGAGTTTACTTATTCGGTGTCCAATAACATAATAAGCTACAAAGGAACATGGTGGTACCCGCAGTTTAACTGGACCTATAAGTCAGACAGCTACTACTGGACTTACAGGGTAGATGACGATACTTTGTATCTGGATGAAAAGGTGCTGACCCGTAAAAAGACATCGGTGAAATAATAAAAGCTATATATCTGTCCGAGTTATTAATTTGTCCGAAATCGCATAGATAAGACAGAGTTATTAATTTGTCCGAGTTTTACACGCCTGTGATACGCGCGCATATGTGCTTGTGTTACAGGCGTTTTCGTGTTTATGCGCTGCATAGATGTGTCGTAGATGCACCGTAACAGTTGGATTAAAGCTCTCTGCCTGTAACCCTGTTATTCTTAAAAAAGGAAATAAATCTTTTTTTTTAATACGATTAAAGAATAGATTATAATATAATAATATAGAATAGGCTGTTATGTAACTACTTGATATACAAGTACATCGGTGTCTTAACACGGACACTTATATAGCTTTTTACGGACAGATAAATAGGTAAACCCTGACAGATAAATGGGTTATTTCAGGCAGATATATAGCATAACCAGGACAGATAAATAGCAAAATTCGGACGTATTCATAGGTTTTAATACTTGTTTTCGGACAAATATATAGGTATTTCTCGGACATTTATATAGGAATATGGGCGCCTGGCGCATAATCAACTCGGACAGATATATAGTATTTCTCGGACAGATACATAGCTTTTTTCAGACGTTTTTATAACTTTTAGAAACACGGACAGATATATAGCTTTTGTAAAAAATGCGTAACTATCTGAAAATAAATGGAAAAACGTTTGGTAGTTTGCGGACATTTTTATAACTTTGCCACCGAAAGTTACAACGAAATTATTTTTATTATGGCAAGAAAATCAAAAAAAGCAGAACTGCGCAAGCAGGAGATCGTGAATAGCGTGCCTGTCGAACAGCGTAAGATGATTACTCAGCCTATCGCGTTTGCTTATCTCAATGGGGATATGTCAATTATGCATGCTCGCATCATGACAACTATCATGGATAGGCTGCAGTCGCGTATAGCCAAAGCTGTTGCTAAGCAGCATTCTGGAGGCTACTCTGGTGAGCTGTTCAAGGATGAGGACTTTCTTCCTCTTGAAGGTGTGTCTGGAAAGTACCTACCGTTCACCGTTAAGTATTCAGAACTGGGCGTTGATCCTGCGAACTACCGCTATGTCAGCGAGGCCGCTAATGCTATGCGTGGTTCGCTAATGTATGAGAGGGAGGTCGATGGCTATATCCGCAGTATCGCGGTGTTCCCGATTGTTGATGTTCCAGACGAGACTAAGAAGGAGCGCCGCACAGATATAAAGTTTTATATGCTGCCAAGTACGGCCTCGGATTTATTTACGTTTAAGAATTACCAGCGCTATCTGAAGGATGCTGTATTTCAGTTTACTTCGGGTTACGCCGGCAGAATCTACCTGCTTATTAATGCCTATAAATATGCTGGTTCGCATTATTTCGAGTACGAAAAGTTGCGTAAAATACTGCTTACTACCAAGGATGAGAAAACGGGCAGGTATGTAGTTGATAAGTATAAGGATGTAAATGATTTCAAAAAGCGCGTTTTGGAGCCAGCTCGCAAGCAGATAGCCGAGGCTGCCGACCACATCGACTGCACATTTGATTATGAATTTCGTTATCCTGAAGGGAAGAAACGCGGCAAGCCAGAAGGCGTCACCTTCCATATCCACCTCACGGATACAGGGCGTGACATCAAACAGTCAAAACAGGAAGCACACGAGACTATCGTGGCAAGACAGAAGGGTAGGGGAGAGTTTAAGCCGGCAGTAGAGGACGCTGATGCTGTAGAGATTACCGGAAAAGAGGAAATGACAAAATGGTAAGCGATTATGGAAAGATGGAATGAATGCCTGGAATTGATAAGGCAGCAGATAAAAGATGAATGGGTGGTGGCCACCTGGTTTGATTGCATTAGCTGTGTGCATTACGAAGTCAATACGCGTGTACTGCTGCTTAGTGTGCCAAGTAAGTATGTGGTTGAGTTTGTGGAACACTATTATGTTCGCTTACTACAACAGGTGATTACCCGCGTATATGGCGAGGGCGTAACGTTGCAGTATCATCTGGCAGCTCAATCAGCTGCCGTGGCGCCGTTGAAGTCTGTCCAGCAGCCGGCTATATCGTCTGGCCATCTGGCCGTTGCTAATGCGCATGAACGTTTGAAGCGAGGGCTTGAACATTTCCTGAGCAAAGAACGAACACAATGGCTGAGTGATTACGACGAGATAGCCGATTGGCTCGCCGATAATAAGGGGAGGGGACTGCTGCTCGTTGGTACCAGCGGTTTAGGCAAGAGTGTTATATGTACCAGGATATTACCCGTGTTGATCGGTGGTGAGGCGGTCGTTGTTTCGTCTCGCGAAATGGGGCAGCAGATAGATACGCTATTACAGAAAAAGTGTGTTATTATAGATGACCTTGGGCATGAGCCTGTCACAGAGATGGTGAACTACCGCAAACGTACACCGTTCCTGGAGTTGTGCGATGCGGCAGAACAACGTGGCGTGCTGCTTATTGTCAACACCACGCTAAGCACTAACAAGATACGTAACCCGCTCTATCCCATGTCTATCGAGAGCCGCTACGGTGCCGAGGTGCTCGATCGCCTTCGGGCTACTACCCGTGTGGTAGAGCTTCATGGAAAGAGTATGCGCCGGTAGCTGCGCCGCCTAATAGATAAGTGACATTATACGCATAGCCTTCTTTTGCTGGCCTGGCGCTACATTTTGGCTATTCCCGTTACGTTTTGCTCTACGCTGCCATTCGCGTCGCATGGCATCGACATAGGTATCTGGTGTCCTGGTGTCTACGCAGAAGGCTTCTATCATATTCCTGGCTGGGTAGCTGCTGCTGTGTTTGAGTCTTGCGTATTGGGCATTAAACTCGTCAACAGCCGACCAGAAAGCCGTCCTTATAACCCGCTGTACAGCTGCTGCCTGTTCGCGCCCCATTGCTATATCGGTGGTCCAGGGTCTTAGGACGCCCTCTTTTGTTAGACATAGCTTTGGTGTTTCAATGGGCATAAATAGTCGCATAGTCTCTGTTGTTAGGTCATACTCTTCCTTGATAGTGTCAGGATCGAGATTGATGCCGGCAGATATACAGTTGTATAGTGTAGCACTCATTGCGTTGGCTACAGGCCGGCATTGCTCCATGTCGTTGCAGGCTTCCATACGTAGTGCCTCCCTGGCACCCTGCAAGTGTTGTAAACAGATAACGCGCTGCTCGCCTATTTTGACCTCACAGCCCATTTCTCTTTCTAACCAAGCGTGCATGAAGTCTGTGACTCTCAACCACGCGATGTTTGTTACGTTAAAGGTTTTCTCCATATCGGTTTTCTCTAATCCTTCGCAAAATTAATCAAAAAATCAATCCGCTACAAATTATTTTTGTGTTATCTGAAAATAGCTTTATTTCCATAAAAGTGGTGTTGAAGTTATCTTGTTCTGATAAATTTTGAAAACACCTGTGTTTATGCGGGTTTCGAAAGATTTTACGTCTGTTTTTAGCTTCAAAAGTTATTTTTTATATAGATAACTTATAACACATTGATGCACAATTAGTTATAGTACAAAAATACATCAGTTATCTGAAAAACGCTATTTTTGCGCAAAACTTATTTAAAAACAAAAAACTTGCGCTGTTTCTTCCTTTCTCTATGCGGTGAAATTCATAAGCACGTGCGTCGCTCCTCGTACTCCACATTTAGTACCAAAATAATAATAAATAAAAACAAACGATTGATTATCAATAAGTTATAGTATATATAACACAAATATATTTTTGTTTTTCAATTATTTTTCAAACCATTTTTTTATAAAAAACCGCAAAATAACCGCAAATCGGAAATATAAATAATTGATTATCAGTAACTTACGACTTATTTAATGACTGCGGAACGTTGAAATAATACTGGAAGTCAGAAGTTTAGTTGGAGTTGCTGAGGAAGATAAGTACCTGAATATTTGTGTGTTACAGAAAATTTCTATAACTTTGCGCCGTCTTAGCATATAGATAAATCATTTCGGTATGTTGTTCGACTTGCCGTAAGGCGCCAAGGTCCATTCGTTGTAACTTCCCCGGGCCCTGGCGCCATTTTTTTTCTCGCCCTTGAATAAGGGATGTTGGTTTATTATATTGGTGACAGGATGAAGAAGTTAGTATATATTATTATGTGTGCGTGGCTGGCTGGATGCAGCGCGCCACGATCGGTGCAGGAAGGTTATTCTCGTCACAACGAGGCTGACACAGTTTGGATGCAACAGCAAGTAGATGCACAACTGTCACGTTGGCAAGCCCAGATGCAGCAGATCTTTAGTGAGCAGATGGAGCATATCTTGATTCATCAGCAGCAGAATGAGCAGCAGCAGGAAAAAATCACCGAGACTATCACAGAGACGGTTGATTCATTGGGCCGTCGTGTGCGCCAGGAGCAGCGTAGTATTAGTCGTGACGCGTCGCGCGATATTACACTATCCCAGGAGTATATCACGCGCCAACTCGAAAGTCGCCTGAAGTGCAGTATCGACTCTATCAATAGCCTATGGCAGGTACGTTACGACAGTCTTGCGGCCCGTGTGTATATGGCAGATTCTGCTTCGATCATCAAAACGCCAGTCGGAGACAGTCGTCCTCTTATGGATCGCATATTGGACCACGCCATGTGGTTAGTATTTGGCGCCGTTATGGTGGTCGTGTTTATGTTCTTAATAAAGCGTCAATGTTAAAGGAATTATCGCTTCGAGAGTTGCGCCGTGTTGCTGAGTGCGTACGCCTGGTTACGATTAATGGCCAGCAGACCTACGAACGTGTTCCGTGGAAAGTCTGGTATGTATCCGCGTCGAATGGCGACTGTATTCGTGGCGAAGAGTGTGTAACACTCGCCGTTTACCCTGAACAGGGATGTCATGGTGCTCGCCTGGTGATGTTCACCGCAAGTGGACAGATTCGTCGCCTTCGCGATAGTTGCATCCTACGCGCTAACAATTTTATGTTGCGTAGTAAATACTGACGGTTGTTAGTATTAATTAACGCTGCTATATTATAATATTATTCTCAAAATAAAAAGTATGTTACCACAACAAAACCTGAAGAAGTTTGCCAAGGCTGTTACCAAGCGTAGCGGTATATGTTTGGCAACGGTTGAAGCCTTACTGCCGGCTGTATTCGATGAAATTCGTTATCAACTCTGCGAGGCTAAGTACCCATGCGTCCCGATTGACTCTTTCGGTACCTTTGCAGTGATAGATGTACCAGAACGTGAGCGCCTGTATACTTACAAGGGTGCGAATGAAGTACGCCACTATCCGGCTGAGAAGCGCTTGAAGTTCTGCCCTGCCAAGAATGTTAAGCGTGAGATTAATGCTGGCGAGTTTGATCCTACACGTCGGTCATTTACTCATCATCCAAAGGATCCTATTCTGCGTAGGCGGCAACGCATGAAGTATCAAGGTAATAGAGGCCCGTTACACATTGGCAATCCCATCAAGAAAGAGTAGCCACTTGCGTCCTGGGCGCACGGAGTTGGGACTGATAAGGTCGCGAATCTAACGAATTATTAACATTTTAATAAACAAAATTATGAAGTACATTAAGAAACCCGTCGTAATCGACGCAATCCAAGTGAAAGCTAACAACTTCGACCGCATCTGCGACTTTATGGGATGCACGCCTGAGCAAGTATTGAACCCCATGAGCGACATCGACGAGTTCGGTGACAGCCGTGACCCCTACCTCGGAGTCATCATAGAGACACTTGAGGGCAAGATGCAAGCCAACATCGGCGACATGATCATCAAGGGTGTGAAGGGTGAGTTCTATCCATGCAAGCCCGATATCTTCAAGGAGACCTATGACAAGGCACCGCAGGATATCGAGACCGCATGAAGATAGAACAATAGTGTCGCTGCTCTTCGTTTCAAAGTCCGACACGCCTTTTAATGTATACAAAGGCGGAAACGATTAAGGACTATAGCGATCCTTACCAGTTCATTTCTGGTGAGGATCATTTTTTTTGTGTATAAATGTTAAAAACTCTGCAGCAGAGAAAGAAAATTATAGAAAAGTTTGCACAGCTCAAAAAAGTATTATATCTTTGTACCATAATTTAATTTCAACGGATATGGGTAATAGAGAAATTAGGATCCCTATAACTAATCTCAAGGACTACTTGAACGAGGTTGGCATTACGGTAACAGCTTTGGCGGAATTGTCTGGTGTTAATCGTCTTCATCTGCATAAGTGTATGATGGGGGAGGTTGATGATCGCAATGGTGCTGTGCGAAAGATGAGTGACGAAAACCTGGCGCGTGTACAAGCTGGCTTGCACCAGTTGTCATTACAACTGAAATACCGGTTTATATTCTATAATTCCGATCAAGAGGTTGTGAAACATAATGGTGGTCGTTATTGTCCAGGTTGTGTTGAACAGATCAAGGAACAATTATCGCCGTATATGAATATTCTTCCTTTTATGCAACATTCTCTTGGCTGGAGCCGTTCGAAGATACGTAACGTAATAAACATTAAAAAGAGTGCTTCTTATGGTAATATCTGTCGGAACGACGTTGATAGGATAAACGTCACGCTGGCCGAAGTGGCTACCAGATTAGATGTATTCACATTGATAAAATAAAGAGATATCTATCACGCGTGCGCGTACCTTTATATATTCCATTTAGTCATTGCTTCTTTATTTTTTGAAAATAAATATAACCAGGAAACATTTCTTTATCTTTTTTATAATTGAATATTATTCTTTTACGAAACTGAAAAACATTCTTTTAAGTTATTAAAGCATAGAAAAAAATACTGTTGTTAATCTTCGTATATAGGATATCAGCCTACCAACGCACTATAAATTTAGTTTTTTTTTTTGATTTTAAGAGAAGACCCCGCGCCTCGCTGGCGGGGTGGGGTGGGTGCCACCCTCCCTTGGAGGGTGCATATATGCTTTTGGGGTTGCACTGCCGACCATCATAGCACTGATAGACAGAGCAAACTCCTTGGAGTTTGATGTGCTCCGATGGTCGAAAACCGAAACTTGCGTGGACGCGCGCGCTAAGACTCCACAACCCCGCGCGCTCACCGGGCTTCGCCCCCTGCCCGCGCACAGTCTTTTGCGCGCGTGACGCCCGCCGTTTTGCCCTAACTTTGCATCGGCATTCAGCCAAAGCGGCCCGCTTGTCAGGGCATAAAATTAAAATTTTATGAAAACTCAAAATTCAGCACGTAACACCAAGGGTGTTAAGAACGAGAACAACAACGCAGTGAACAATCCCGCAGCCAACTCTACTCGTAGAGTTGTTGTTACGAGAGACGAGTATTCCGTGGTCTACGACCACGCTGTCAGCCTCGTGGTGGCCTACTCATGTGGGCACAAGGTCGAAAAGCCTCGCGAAGGCTTTGCCTTCGGTCCTGCTTCTAACGGCAACCATACGAGAGGCTATGCCAAATCTTTGATTTGGGGCTTCGCTACCAACAAGGCGGGTAAGGTCCTAAAGGACCTCGACGAATTGTCGGACAAGGCCAAGCGTGAGAAGA